ACGACGTGGCCCGTGATTTCCGCCAGGTGTTTGCCGGCGACGACATTGTCGGAAATCACGGGCCACGTCGTCGGGGCCGTAGCGTTCCAGGTTGACCGACGTCACGAGGGCCTTGTGGAAGCCCTCGATGTCGGGGCGGAGGTTAGCCACCGGCCAGCATCTGCTGCAGTTCTGGCGGTATGTTGTCGTTTGCCACGCCGCCAGCACCGGCACCGGCATCAGCGCCTGCCTTATCAGCCTCGGCAGCCTGCTTCATGACCGGCGCCAGGCGCTCGGCTATCTGCATCTGCTGCTGCATCTGCTGCTGTTGAGCCTGTTGTTCCTGGGCTGCCTGCAGATCGGCGTCTGTCTTCATCAGCTCGAGCGGGAAGTCATTGCTGTCGGCAATGAACTTGCCATAGGCATCGAAGTCGAAGCGCTCGAGGATCTCCGGTCGTACCTGCCCGATCTGCAGGATCCGGTCCATCGCTGTCCCGACGCCTGCCTCCTCGATCTGGCGCTTGGCCTTTTCGACCGGACTGGCAAACCGGAACTGTACCTCGGAGCCCTGTAACGCTTCAGGTATCGCTTCCGGTGGACCGAACGCGCCTTTTCTGAGCAGGATATTGAAAGAGCGCTCCACTAATGGGTTTGTGTAGGAGCTCTCGAGGGATCCGAAAACGCTGCCGATTTCTCTAACGAAGCTCTCACGGCGTTCCAACACCTCGGTTGCCGTCATCTGTGGTGCATCGACGGGCAGGTTCAGAATGTTCTTGAAGAAAACTGCCATGATGCCTTCACGTGCCTTGGCCTGTGCATCGAGGCCCCAGGGTATGTTGGCCGTGCTGTCCATCTGCTGAAACGGCTTCGACATGCCGAGGTTTCGAATGGCCTTTGCATCGTAGTAACTGACGCCGCCAGGACGCAGTTGCGGTGCGTTGACCATGCTGTCCGACGGTAGCAGCCAGGGCGGGTCTACAGCGCGGTGCAGAGCCCGCAGCATCGTCTTGCCCATCTGGTTGAGGGTGAGCACATCAGGCAGCGCCATCAGCCCAGGACCGCGCCCGTAGCCGTTATTGTCCCGGCTCATCGTCGACCAGCGCGGGATTACGAACGGCAGGTCCATATAGCCGGTCTCTTCAACCTCGTGCTCGCTGTCGACATCGATCACGAGGGAGATGTACGGCATGTCCAGGTTTGATTTGCTCGCTGGATCGAACTCGTGCCGGCGGGATACCCACCACACGAACTCTGATTTCTCTTCCCGTTTGTGCTTCGATCCGTCACGAAGTCGTTCTTTGGTCTTTGCACCCAGGTTATCGACACCGAACATCTCGGCCGCCTGGCTGGGCGTCAGCATCTCGCGGACGTAAACGCCGCTCACCTCGTTCAGCCCATCGACCTCGAGGTAGCACTGCTTCGGATGAAACGCCTTGTAGTAGAGCCCCCGCATGTCGGGGCGTATCGAAACGAAACCGAACCCGGTCCCGAACGTCACCAGGTCGTCATCGATCTCGCCGAGCGCAGAGATGAACCGGCTGTCCGGGTTGTACATGTGTTTCCACAGCGTATCCTCGGCCGCCTCAACCCACGCTTTGACCTCGGGGTCCTTCAGCAGGTCTTCATCCTCGGGCACGATATCGAACCACTTGCCGCCCTTGGTAGATTTGGGCCGCAGCATGCCGCTGATCGCATTGACCAGGGCGCGCTTGGCAACCAAAGGCGCGGTGTCATAGATCTTGGCCGATCGAGCGTTGCCAATGTTGGACGTCGTAAAGCCGACACGCTCAGGGCTCAGGACCTCGGCGATCTCTTCGAACACCTCGTTTAGCTGAGAGCGGGCACCCTTTGCGCTCTGGAAGCGCGTCAGGACTTGCTTCGTGCGCTTATCCATCTAGCGAGAGACCATTGTCTGGCGTCGCCTCAGCGGTCGAGCCCGCCGTCTAGTCTCTTCCTCAGCCGGCGGCTGTTGATCTCCACGCCGCGGAGCAGTCTGCAGATCACGCATCGCGTCAGCGACAGGGTCGCCCTGCTCGCTGCCAGCAAGCGGTCCCCGCTCCATCTGAAACAGCGCGTCAAATTTACCCACATCATTCACCCAACAGCGTTGATCGCCGGGTGTCCGCGGTGCCTTCAGCTCCGGCACCACCCGTGTTGACGGTGCCGCCCAGGCCCCTGCGGCGACGCAGACCCTTCGCGACGTCTTGCTTACGCTGCTCGACCGCCGGGTCTTCCATCGTCGGAACCGGTGGTGGTGCCGGCGGTGGCGGTGGGCTCGGTGAGAATTTACCCATTCTGTGTTACTCCTTCGTTATTTACCGAGTAGTGTTCGGCGTTTGAGCGATGCTCCGGCGCCGCTATCAACGCCGAGCGTTTGTCTTTTCGAGCGCTTGGTACCGCCAGAGCCGCCGGTTTCTGCAGCTTCGCCTGTGCTCTTAGCCTTGCGGGCCATATCCTCGAACTGTCTGTTCATTTTTACCAACGCAGGGGGCTGAGGTCGGTTTCTGTCACCGGCAACGAAGTCCGGTATCTCACCTGCGTTGCTTGTCTCAAATCGAAACTTGCCCAAGTGTCATTCACCTATTGAGAGTTGCATCACAGGCCCTGCGTCCTCGAACCCGTTGCGTTTCATGAGCCGCACGAACAACGATTGCTGTAAGCGATCGAGGCCGGCGGTTGCGGTTGTGAAAACGTGGGAGCACCCACGATCGTAAGCCCAGTCGATCGTTGCCTGTGTCAGCTTCGTCGACAGATCGCCGCGGCGGTACGCCGGCAGGATCCAGAATTTGCAGACGTAACAAAGCGGCTCGTCGTGGAACTCGTAAGACGCTGCAACGAATGCAGCGCCGGCGATCACCGGCTGCAGCGCTCCCTCGATCTCGACCACAATCGCATCCGTCGTCGGGCTTTCGATCAGGGCGTTCAGGTATCGCTCGGCGTAGTCATCGTTCCACGTCAGGTTCCAGGTGCTCTCGGCGTTTGCCTCTCGGGCACCCAGCAGCATCACCGCCAGGTCGTCACGGGTCGCGGCGCGCGTCCAGGAGGCCGGGCCGTCAGCCATATCGGAGCTCGTCGTAGGTCATCTCAGGTGCCGGGGTAGAACTCCTGTTCCGGCCACGGCTCCTCACCTTGGCACCTGCATCGAGGTCGCCTCCGTTCCACGCGTAGACCACTGCATCGCCTCTATCCGGCGACCGGCCGAGGCGCTTCATGATGTCCTGCTTGCCTTCAACGTAGATTTTGGGAGGCTGACCTGGGCGCACGCTGTAGGTCGGCGCCGTCAGGTCAGCCTGTAGTTTCGGATCCGGTGGTAGCGCGACCTCGAGACCGTAGTCCGGGTCGAGTGCTTCCCTCATCCGCCACCACATTTCTGTTCGATGGTTGTAGAACGCGAAGTTTCCATCGCGTGTGTGTCCTGTTGCCTTCTCTGCCCCGTTCATTGCCTCGAACGGTAGCCCTGCATTCTTCAGTGCTGTCTCTGCATCGGCGCCTATGCCGATCGTATCAACAGCAATGATCGCATCTTCTCTCAGCATGCCGGCTGCCAGTGCCGCAACACTCGGGCCGTCCGGCGTATCACGGCCTGGTACCACGGTCAGCTCACCGAACCAGTTACCGTGACGCGGTGCGAACACCGTGTCGTCCCGGCCGCCGCGGGCGACATCGAGACCGATCGAGGACAGCGGTCTGTCTCCCCTGCCCTTGAGCCATCTCTCGTTCGCCTCGAGCACCCAGGTTGTAGGGATGACCTGCCAGTCGTCATCCTCACGGGCCGCCATGAAGTTACCGTCACGGATGGCGGATCGTAATGGCTCCGGCATCGCATCAAGCGTCGCCTGGTAGCCAGTGTCGACCAGGAACGGGTTGTCCGACAGGGCTGCCGGTATGAACGTCCTCGATCGTGGAATGTAGTCGACGCCCTCGTGTGTTCGTATGTCGTCAGGTCCATCGACCTCGAGGTCCTTGCCCTCCGGGTCGGTGATGAACCAGCGCAGCTCGCCGTGCTCAGCGGGGTTCGAATGCGTAATGTCGAGCCACGGCCTGAACATGCCAATCACCCAGTCACCTTGTGCTGAGATCGGCGGGTTCGATGCCATCACCGTCCTGACCCGCTGCCTCGATGTTCCGCCCAGCTCCTTGTCCGCTGCACGGTTCCAGCCCATCAGGAACCGGACCACGGGCTCGAGGAACTGACATGCCTCATCGAAAGCGATCAGATCGTGCGGGTTACCCTGCCAGGTCTCTGCTCGATCGAGCGATGCCGCGGCACCGAAGTCGATTACACGATCACCGTACTTGAACTGTGCAGGCGGTGCAGAGTTCAGCCCCTTCCGGCTGCCGGCGACAGCGACGACACGCTCCACCAGGGCGCCGAGATCCGTGTATTGAGGCCTCAGTATCAGGCTGCGTGCGTGTTCTGTCAGTGCCAGGCCTGCGATCAGGTCTGTCTTGCCGCCGCCGCCCTGGCCGCCGTACAGCAGCAGGTCAGCATCGGAGTAGAATGCCTCAGTCTGTGGGCCGGGGTTCGGTATCCAGGGGCGGTCGCCGATTAGCGCCTTCGCCTCCTCAACGAGCTGGTCGACCTTGTCGTCATCGAGGCCCGTCAGCTTGTCCAGGTACGCGTCAAGCGTCTGTTTCATTTGCGCCCTTTGCCAAGGCAAAAGCAATCAGCCTTGCCTTCTCTGCGTCCGTCCTGGCGTCGGCAACGAGGACCGCGGCACGCATCTCGTGCTCGACCTTGTCACGCCACCGTTCCGGCTGCCTGTTCTTGAGCCAGAAGATGGCCGCCGTGTCAGAGCCGTGGAAACGCTTCGTGATCACGCTCGGCCCATCGCGTGTCATGACCTCTTCGACGTACTCATAGCCCGCTGCGCGCTGCTGCAGCGCCTTCTCGACCACTTCTGTGTCATAGCGATCACGGCCCCTTTTTATGGCCTCGCAAAACTCAGGATGATCGTTCTTCCAGCGATAAAGCGTTGCCTCGTCGACTTTGAGCGCGCCGGCGATCTCCGTGTCGCGCATGCCGATGAGGCTGTAATCCTCAACACGATGCACAAACTCATCGCGGTACTTTGTCGGGCGTCCGCCCTTGTTCTTCTTCACAGTAGTCATCAACACTTCCAACGCTTGCGCGCCTGGCGCAGCCGGCTGTTCGGGTTCTTCGCCGCCTTCGGGAACTTCTTCATCTGTCCTGCCGATCGGGCGCAATAGCTCTTGCGGCGCTTTGCGGCTTTGCTGCCCTTCTTCACCTTGCCGGTGACGGCTGTCTTCAGTTTGGATCCGGGGTTAGCCCGGCGATGCGCCGCGACGCCTTTCTTGGTCATCCCGGCGCCGGACTTGGTCTTTCGGTAGTTGGCGCCCTTGCCCTTCGTCGTGCGGCGTATAGCTTTGTCAGCCATTACTTCCGCTTACGCTTGCCCTTGGCTGTCTTCGCTGACGCACGAAAGGCCGCTGCCGTCGGCGCGCCTTTGCTGCCAGGTTTACGCATACGCTCCTTCGAACCAGCTTTGATCCGACGCTTTTTGGCAGCGATGTTGGCATAAAGTCCGGGACGCTTTGCCATTATTTGCCTCGCCCGAGGTTGCTGGGGCGGCGCGCAGGCTTAGCCGCTCGGCCACTGCCCAGCTTTTTCTTCTTCTGAGGTTTCCGCGAAACGACAAACGCCGCCTTAACCGACGATGCCATCAGGCCCGGCTGCTCTTCTTACGCGCGGCGGTTTTCTTCATCGCCATCGCCTTCTTCTTCTGGTTCGAAACCTTGGCTTTGAGCTTCTTGCCATACGTCGACGAACCCTTCATGGGGGGACCCTTCCTGATGTGAATGATGTCAAAACGAAAGAACCCCGCGGCGGTGGGAGACCAAACCGGCGGGGTTCTTTCTAGGTGGATGGGGCTCTGAGGAGAGCCATTCAGTCGGGTAGACGTGAAAACCCCATCTAAGCAATTACTACTACATATTGGGTCCCAGTCAACCCGAGATAGCTATATGTTGTGATTTCAGATAAATTGGCCGATTAAATTGGCAAATTGGCCGCCAATTTAATTTCCTGCCAATTTAATCCCTATTGCCACGCTCGCTCCAATAGATCCAGCGCTGCCAGCAACCGTCCGCGCACCTCGTGATGCGTGACACGGTG